CTAGAACGTATTTAAAAAAAAAAAAAAAAAAAAAAACTAGAAAATAAAAAAAAAAAATCTTGGAGATGGGGGTTTTCAGTTCTGGCAAGCACTGGGGAGTATTCGGGAGTATTCGGGAGTTTTGGGGAGTATTGGATTAAATCGGCGTGGGGTGGGTGTGGTGGTGTGGGTGGTGGGTATGTTGCGCCCCGGGTGGGTTGTGCATTCCACGCCGAAAAAATCCCCCGTTATGGCAATGTTTTCCCGGGAAAATACCCATTCCGCCCGTCCGCCCGGAAAATCCCCGCCCGCCCCGCCGTGCTGTTTTCTTCCACCCAGCCCGTCCGGTTGACTTCCACCGGACAAAATAAAAGCCCCGGGTATTCTTCCGGGGCTCGGATTTAAGGTTGTTGACTAGATGTCCAACGTTGCCAGTGCTTTCACCTGTTCAAATCGCTGTTGCAATTTGTCCAGAATGGTGGCTTGTTGCTCAGGGCTTGCGTTGTGCCAGAAAGTCCGGACAATAACCTCCGGCGTTGCACCACGAACGGGTTCAAAATCTTTCACCCGGTAACCCTGGCCTTTAAGCACCTCAAAGATGAAGTCCTTAAATGCCTTGTTGCTATTTTGCGGGGCTCTTCCACTTCCTAACTTCCCGGAAAGCAAATCCTCAAGGGCCCGGGCAATCAGCTCTTTCTTCGGTGTGTCGGAATCTTTTGCCTGACTATTAACCCTGTCATTTAACTTCCGGCAACCGTACGAAAGAAGCACCGCCAGACTCTCTTCCGGTATATCGGAAATTTTGATTGTCTTCTCAATCCCCGCCCCGGCAAAATTGAATGTAAGTTCACCATTTAAAAGCTCAAAGATTTTGTTTGCGTCTGTCATTGTTTTTACTCCTATCAAATTAAATATTCATTGTTTCCATTTATCAATTGGACTTCCGCCCTTTTGATAATACTAACATACCCTCGATTTTTGGAAAAGTCAAGCACTTTTTGCACCCCGGGAGCGCTTTTTCACCCCAAACCTCATCACAAAATATTACAAAATGTTACAATCCCGCAGCCCCTTTTGCCGGGAAAGCCTCCCCACCCGCCCCCTTTCGCGCGCGCGTTCTAGGGGGTATTACAAACTCGGGAAATGTGAAAAGAAAACCTGAGCCGTCTCAATTCCCAAAGCAAGAATTTCAACCAGCCCCCAAGGCAAATTTCCCAGCCCCAAATCAACAATTCCACTCCCGCAAAATGGACTTTCTACTTGGCCTCCCCTTGACAGCCCCGGCGCCCCGGCCTATAATGGAAGAAAATGGCCATTGCGCGAAGCAAGAACCAGGCCCAAAGTCAATTAACTCTTCTCTGAAAGGAAAATCCCAATGTCTGAATTTAAAACAAAGGGCAGGAAACTCTCCGCCCTGGAACTCGAAATCCTAGGCCCCATTGAACCCCAAGACCTTATTGCCCGGGAAGAAGGCGGCCTGCCTACCTCCGAGGCCCCTACCATCGCGAAGCTCCGAGGCATCCACCACGAAATTGCTCAGCTCCTCGCCCAGGGCCTCTCAGAAACCGAAGTCAGTGCGATTACCTCCTATTCCCTCTCCAGGATATCCATCCTCAAGAGGGACCCCTCATTCAAGGACCTGGTGGCTTTCTACCAGAAGCAGAAAACCGAGCAGTTCGCGGATGTTCAAAAGCGCCTGGCAACTCTGTCCCTCGATGCCATCGGGGAAATCCAGGAACGCCTTGCGGAGAAGCCCGACTCCATCTCCACTTCCCAGCTCATTGAGCTTTCCAAGGTTACCCTTGACCGCGCGGGGTATAGCCCTGTAGCCAAGAGCCAGAACATCTCCGTGTCTATGTCAGCGGAGGAACTCCGGGAACTCCGTCAGGCCGCCAACCGAGGGGATGTCGAGGTGGTTCCCTCATTTGACAAATTGGAGGTGAAAGATGGTTCACAGGCCTAGAGAAATCCACCGGGTGAGGGGACTTGAGCTCTGCTCCTGGTCGGACAGCCCGTTTGCCAAGGATTCCTCACGCCTCAAGGGCTCCTTCGCCAAGGGGAAAACCTTTGAGCGCTCGGTGGCCAGAGCTCTGCGTCGGTTGGTCTCCCCGGAGTCCCTGGTCTACAATCGCTGGATACATTTCAAGGATGCCACTGGTTGGCACTATGCCCAGGTAGACCTCCTCGTCCTCGCCCAGACAAAGCTTTGGCTCCTTGAGGTCAAAAGAACCCAAACCCAGGATGCCTGGCTCCAGATGGGTCAGCTTTATAAGCCCCTGCTCAGGGTGCTCTACCCGGACCTGGATATTATCTGCGTCCAGGTGTGCAAGAACCTCATCTACCCTCCCAAGCACGAAATTCAGGCACTTCGGGAGGCCACAGACCCGGAGGTCTTCTACACCTATCACTGGTTTGGCGAGAATTTTCAGATATAAAAGGAGGAAAAGATGTCTACACAACTTGATGAAAAAGCTAAGCGGGATTTGAGGAGAGAGCTCTATCTTGACCCTCCCAAGTTCCTCACCACCATCCTATCCCACTGGTTCTATGAGCCCCTCACCTGGATGCACCGAGGGTATCTAGCCCTCCTCCTCCGCCGGACAGACTTCCTGCCCAAATATGGCGAGGTGGATAAGATAATCCAGAATTTCGTGGCGAAGCGAGACCCCTGGAATGACTCTGAAAAAGGAACCCCACTGTTCTTCTGGAAAGAGGACGGCACCCTGGGACTTCGCGTTGCCAGGAACCTGGAGATAATGATGCCTCGAGGTATCGGCAAGACTACCCTTGGCAACGGGGCTCACGTGTTTATGGGGTGCTATAAGGAACGTGACTTCGTGCTGAAAATTGGTGAGACCGCCACCCACGCAAGCACACAGCTCCTCAACTGCCGGAATGAGTTCGAGTATAATAATAAGCTTATCTCCCTGTTTGGTCAACTCAAGGGGGATGGTCGTTGGGCGGAGGACTCGTTTATCCTTTCCAACGGATTTGTTATGGAGGCCACAGGTCGAGGTGGTCAAGTCCGAGGGCGGAATGTCAACGGGAGGAGGCCGGACATCATCCACCTCGATGATGTGGAGAATAAAGAATCCGTGGCCACCCCGGAGCAGAGAAAGAAAACCCTTACCTGGTTTATGGGTGATGTACTGCCAGCCCTCGGGGAACTTCAAACGGACTCTATGATATTCCTCACCGGCACGCTACTCCATAATGAGGCCCTGCTTGTGAACCTAGGGAAAGACCCTACTTTTACCACTGTGGTTATGGGCGTGCTGGATGCTCAAGGTGAACCAGTCTTTCCGAAGTATATGAACCAGGAGAAAATCTCCCTCAAAAAGGAGATGTATTCCCGTCAGGGGGAATTGGGCACTTTCTACCTGGAACTCTTCAACAAGCTGGTCTGCGAGGACACTATGTCTCTGAGGCCTTCGGATATCCAGAGAACCCCTCTTGAGCGTCCCCTCTTCCGCGCGCTATGTCACGACCCAGCCATCTCCAAAAAGCGGTCTGCTGACCAGGCGGCCTTTGGGGTTGTGGGGGTGTATCCTGGAGGACGGTTCCAGATAGAGCTGGTAGAGGGTTTCCGAGGGATGGAGCCTAGCGAGGCTGTGAGGGAATTCTTCCGGCTGAGGGACATCTGGTCTAGGCCCCCTGAGGGTCAAAGTGAGAAAGTTCCATTGCTCTGCGGGGTGGAGGCTGTGGCTTATCAAGAGAGTCTTATCTCCCTCATCCAGGAAGAGATGTCCCGGCGGGATGATTTCTTTGTGCTGGAGAAAATCCGCTACTCTACAGAGAAAAAGGCCAGGATTCTCGGAACCCTCCAGCCCAGATACTCAGCTCACCTTGTACATCATCGTCAGGCCTTTGGGGAATACGAGTCCCAAATGGCGGAATTCCCATCAGGCCACGATGACCAGCTCGATGTGGTGGCGATGTGTTTTGACCTTCTTGCGAATGCCTCCCGGGCAGCTGTATCCATTCCGGTTGACAGCGGGCTTGAGGAGTCCTATTATAAAGATGACGCGGGAGAAAGCGGAGGGCTCTAGGCCCTCCCAGCCAGGGGTCAACTTTAAATATTTTGACTCCTGACCTCCCTATTTAATTTTTAACTCTCCGCTCTGTGAAAGGAAATGCTATGCCTGTATCTGCGAAAGGCCTTCAGGGCCTCAATAACCAAGTTCAACCTGTAACCGGCCCGGCCTCAATTCAGTCCGCTCTTCAGGCCCTCTCCCCCGAGGACCAGGCGCTGGTGGCTCAGGGCATTGACCCGTTTGGTGGTGACCAGGGAATGATGGCTGGTCAACCTGCGGTAGTTCCTCAAGGGCTCTCCCCTGAAACACGCCTGGCAATGGGCGAAATGCTCAATCAGATGCTCTCCTCCTTTGGACAGCCCACCAATGAGGCTGATGCTGCCGCGATGACCTCTATTCAAAATGCCCTTCAGGCCCTGGCTATGGGAAATCAACAGGGAATGTAAGATATGAACGAGATTGAAAGAAAATTTATTTCCCCTGGGAGCGACACTCACGAGAAGCTACTCACCCGAGTTCGGGCTCAGATATCTGAGTCCTACTCGAAGATGAGTCAGTTCTATGGGCGTTGGAACCAGAGGGAACTTGAATATCAGGCTTATGTGCCGATTCAAGAATGGGACTCCATCTACAAGAAGAGCTGCCAGGATAAGTCCCTGGCGGGGGTAAAGAAGCAGGACGCAAATATTATCGTGCCCTATTCTTTCTCCTCCATCCGGACGATTGTTACCTACCTTGCCACGGTGTTCCTAGGGAGGAAACCTATTTTCACTGTAGGAACCTACAATGCAGACTTTGTGGAGAATGCCCGCAATATGGAAAAGCTCCTCCAGTACAATGCGGAGCACTGTCGTCTGGTTAAGGAATTTACCCAGTGGCTTTACAATGGGGAAATTTATGGGCTTGGGATTTTGAAAACCTCCTTTGTTACGGAAACTCAGCCCCGGACAACCATTGTCCAGGACCCACTCACAGGCAACCCTTTCAAAACCCGCACTGCGAGGACGGTTTATCAGGGCAACAAGGTTGAGAACATTGACCCGTTTATGTTCTTCCCTGACCCGAGGGTGCCTATGCTGGATGTTGCCCAAAAAGGGGAGTTTGTCTATTGGCGGAGCTTCGTCGGGAAGTTCACTCTCCAGAGGGCTGGTGAAACTTATGCCTGGCTTGACCATATCAAGGGAATGTCCACACCCCGTTCAGGAAACCCCTCACTTCGCAACCTAGCGGCTAATGGGAATGACCTGAACCTCCAGTACGACTTCTCGACTATTGACCAGGGTTCTCCTTGGGTTCAGATAGATGAGGGCACCGTGGAGCTGATTCCAGAGGAGATTGGGCTGGAACTCCCTGGGGTTGACCCGAAGAAGCCCTATAAGTTCTTAGTCACCCTGGCTAATGAATCTCAGTTCATCCGATTTGAATTATTCTCCCCTGACCACCAACAGCATCCTGTTGTGGTTAATGAGCCCTATGCCCTGGGCAATGGCTTTGGGAACTGTGGTATTTCGGACTACCTGGCTCCGTTCCAGAACTCTATCTCCTGGTTCCTTAACTCCCATATCTTCAACGTCAAGGGCGTGGTGAATAATAGCTTTATTTATGACCCCTCGATGGTGGAGGAAAAAGACCTCAAGAGTGACAAGCCGGGGAAGCTCATCCGAATGAAACCTAGGGCTTTTGGTGTAGACCTGAATACCTACTTCAAGCAGATTGTGGTGAGTGATGTTACCTCTGGCCACGTCGGGGATATGCAGAACCTTATGCGCATCGCTAATGACATTTCCGCTATCACTGATAATATGCGGGGTCAGCAGGATTCCGGTGGGCGAAAAACAGCTACTGAAATCCGTGCCACCATCGAGGCGGCGTCTTCCCGCCTGGCCTCCCACGCGCAGTTCATCTCCGGGGCGAGTGTATCCCAGCTGGGTAAACAGATGTCCCTGAATCTGCAACAATTCCTCTCTGAGGATTTCTGCATCCAGGTGGTTGGGGATGATGGTTCCTCTTTCCCAGTGAGCATCAACCCTGAATCCGTGGTTGGGGATTTCTACTTCCCAGTCCACGATGGTTCGCTGCCCCTGGATAAGGTTGCTCTGTTTGACATCTGGCAGCAGGCTCTAACCTTTGTGGCTGGAAATCAGGCTCTTGCTCAGCAATATGACGTGGGTAGGATTTTTGAATTTGTTGCCCGGCTGGGTGGTGCTGAGAACATTGACCAGTTCCGCCTCAATCATATGCCAAATGACCAGGTACTTGCCCAAGCGCAGGCAGGTAACCTCGTCCCTGTAGGAGATATTGCCAATGCTACACAAGCTTTTTAGTTGGTGGCGTGGACGTCGGCTGAGGGAGAGTCTTCTCTCCCTGGCCAAAGGGCGTTCCCAGCCGTTTAGCAAAACCGAGATGGAAATGTTGGTTGGACTTCTGACTGACAAAAGATTTCCTCTTTTTCTGGAACTTCTGGAGTTGACAGTCTCGGATAAACTTTATATATATTCTAGTATAGATATTTCCACGGACGAAGGTCGTGTGAGAGCTATCAAGATTCAAAACTATACACAAGGGGTTCTGAGTGTTCGCGACCTTGTGGAGAGTTTAATCGCCCAGGCTGAGACCCAGAACTCTCACCTGGAGGAAGATAAGGAATAGGCAATATGAGTGAAATAGAGAATGGAAACCAGGAAGCCACTGCTCCTGCAGGGAACTCGGTGGATGACATCCTGGCAACATTTGACTTAGAGTTCGGTTCGGAATCCCAGACCCAGTCTCAAGACAATTCCCCTTCTGAGGGAAACCCTGAGACCCAGGGAGATGGAAATTCCGAGCCCTCTAGCCCGGCATCAGACACCTCTTCGGAGAGCTCTGGTTCTACAGGTTCTGAGTCCCCTGACTCAAACGGTTCAACCAGTTCTACAGCTACTTCTCCTGTAGAACCCACGAGCACCACCCAGGAGGGAGCGGCTGGACAGCAAGGAACCCCCAATGTAACCCCGGCTGGTGCCCCTGCCCCGTCTGATGCTGAGCTTAGAACTTTGATGATGCAGATACTGCAAAATCAGCAGAACCTGCAGAGTCAAAAAGAGCCGAAAGGGAAACCCAACAAGGGGGAACCTGAGGAGGACGAGGACACCAAGGTATTTGCTGAGAGGAAACCTCAGGACTATACCTACAATATTTCTCCTAAGCTCTATGCTGGCTTATTTGGCCAAGACGCAACTGAGGAAGAACGGATTGCGTGTTTACAGGCTTTTGCCTCGGGGATTTCGATGACTGTTCACAACAACATTCTGAAGTCTCTGGGCTCCTGGACAAAGGAACAATTCCAGGCCATTCCACGTGCAGTGGACTATCTGGTATCTCGCAGGGAAAAGGAAACCTCTTCTCGAAACACTATCCGAGATGACTTTTTCAAGACTTTCCCTGAGTTGAACAAACCTGAACTTACTCCCATCATTCGGAGTACCATCCAGGGTGTTGCTCAAGAAACAGGTGCCAAGGTCTGGAATACTCAGGTGAAAAACCTCGTTGGGCAGAGGGTTAAACAGCTCCTTGCGGCATATGCTCAAAGTGCTGGTTTTGTTCCATCCCCTGCGAAGAACCCACCTGCCCTGACTCCTGCGAGTCCTGCCCCAGCGAAGGCCCCAACCCCAGACCCGAACTCCACAGATGCAATTTTGGATGTTTTGAATTCTGATTATTAACTTTACTAAGGAGAACCAAAAATGGCTATTACTGGCTTAAGAACTACGGAGAATTTCAGTCCCGCTGAAGTTCGTCCTAAGGACTGGCGTGAGGGTATCCTCCTCCAGTACCCGAATGGAGAGTTTCCGCTTTTTGCGCTGACCTCTAAGATGAAGAAAGAATCTGTAACTGACCCGGAATTTAACTGGTTTGAAAAGCGCCTTGACGCGCGTCGCCTCCAGGTAAATGGTGCAGTTGCCTCGACGAGTACCAAGGTTGTTACCGTTGCCAAGGATGCTAAGGTTGTCGTCAAAGGGACACTGTTGTACAACGAGGCAACCAAGGAAATCCTCCAGGTTGAGGCTGACCCGACAACGGATACGAGTTTGACTCTGACCCGTGGGGTTGCAGGCTCAACTGCTGTCAACATTGGGGATAAGAACCAGCTCCTGGTCATCGGCACGGCTTTTGAAGAAGGCTCCTTGCCGCCGACCGGACAGGCCTATGACCCGTTCAAACGATATAATTATACTCAAATCTTCCGTCGCACGCTGGAAATGACTGGCACGGCTAAGGAAACGGAGCTGAGAACTGGAGATGCCTTGAAAGAGGCCAAGCGTGAAGCGCTGGAATATATCTCCATTGATATTGAGCGTTCGTTCTGGTTTGGTAAGAGATTCCAGGATACGTTCAATGGAAAGCCGAGACGCTTTATGGGTGGTATTCTGGATCAGCTTCCTGCAGAGAATATCTTTGATGCCTCCGCTAAAACGGATGGCGTGAGCTATGATGACCTGGAAAGCTGGATGAAAGACCTTTTCAAGTATGGCTCATCTGAGAAGATGGTGTTCTGTGGGGATTTGGCCCTGTTGACCATTCAGAAAATCATCCGTCAGTCTGAGGGCTCAACCTGGCGCTGGGAACCGAGCACGAAAGAGTATGGTATGACGGTATCTCGCCTGACCACTCCGTTCGGTACACTGGTCTTCAAGACCTGCCCACTGTTTAGTCAGAGTACATCTTCTGGTCTGGATACAGCTTCTCCGGTTTATGGGTTTGACTCCTATGCGTTTGTGCTGGATATGGCTCACGTTAAGTACGTCTACCTGCGCAATCGTGATTTGAAGTATGAACCGAACTTGACCGAGGTCGGAATGGATGGTGAGAAGTCTGGGTATATTGCTGAATGTTCTATTAAGATTGAACAGCTGGAAGACCACGGACTTATTAAGAACCTGGCCAAAGCCAAAGAGCGGGTTTACAAAACCGAGGCTGTTGATGGTACTACCCAGGGCGGTGGTGTCGGCGGCTAATTCCGGTTTGGTTTGAAGCCCTGTGGTTCGTGAGGCCCAGGGCTTCTTTTGTGTTTTCATTTGGAAAGGGGACGGCTTATGTCTGATATAACTTGGCAAGAATTCTTTGATATGGTGCTGCTTGAGGCAAACAAGGGAGATACCTTGAAAGATGTCATCCCGGGAAAGGTTTTTCAGGCTGTCCGCTCGTTGGAACAGAACTGGAGTTATAAGTGGAATGAAAAACTCCTGGAATTTCAAATTGACCAGACACTGGACAACCCCAACATTCTGGAACTTCCCGAGGACTTCAAGTCGGTTATCACCCTGAATATCTCGACCTCAGACTTTTCCTCCTGTATGGATACCCTCCAGGCCCTTGACCCGGAAAGCTTTGCCCTGAGTGGTGGAGGTTCAGATGCCTGGGGATATTGGATTCAGAATGTTCGGTGGCTCTGGCTCCCGAATGGCATCCAGGACAAGACTCGAGGGTTCCTCTGGTACAATGCTTTCACGCTGAAGAGTGAGATGGTCGGGGAGAGAACCTCACCTATCTTGAAATATGGCCAGGAGGCCCTGCTTGGGTTGACTATGCAGAACCTCGCTGCTTTTTGTCGGGAGCCCTCCTGGAGAGAACTTTATGGCCCACTGACAGAACTTGGCATTAAGACCCTGCACGTTGCGGATGCTGAACTTCGTCGAGCCACGGACACAGGAACGTTTGGAGGTTTGGATGGCTGAGACGGATAAACCTTGTAGCCCTTGGGACCCAATCAGTCCTAGGGGCTTTTCCGGGAGGGAGATTGAAAAATCCTCCGGGTTTCCAGTGCTTGTGAACCTGCTTCCCGGCACGGACACGAGCTGGAGGAATACTCAGGCTGACCTCCCACATTGTTTTTCTGAGGAACAGAAGACCGAGTATCTGCGGTGTATTGACAAGCCGGTCTGCGTAGACGAGGGGCTTTTCAATATTACAATGGTTCTGAACAGGGATGACTTTGTGGGCTGGTTCAGGACGGAAACCCGAGTGCAACGGATTCTCAGGGCATTGGCCAAAAGTGGGTTCTTGGCAGATACCCAACAAAGTCTGTTGACCTCTCTGAGGGATGCTCTTTTTGGTTTTGAAATCCTGGACCTCAACGCTGTGCACTACCTTTACGGGCAGACTGAAATGAAGAATCTTGACAGTGTGGTTCTTTCTACCTATACTGAACTCAGTGATGGATTAAAAGGGAAAGAAAGCTTTGTGCTTTTGGGTACTAAGGATATCCGCGAGGCGGCTAGGATTGTGGCAGACTACTATACAATGGCCAAGCAGATTATTGAGCAAGGGGAGGGGATTGAGGTTGGGGACTTGATGAAAGCTCTGCCGAGTATCAAACCGGAGACCCTGCTCAATGCCAGGGAAAGTTCTGTTTGGACTTCCTTGCTGGAAAGAGGTTCTGAGGGGTTGGCCTGTGGGGCATCTAGGGCTTTGGCCCTCCAGACCGCTTTTGTTGAAAGTCTGCTTGCTCGGGGACTTTGCTTGCTCAGGGTATCCAAGCCAATTTCCTCCAAGGTACTTTCCTCTGACATCCTACAAACATTTCAACGAATTAAATCAACAGCTACCTGTAATATTTCCACCGAGTTGCTTGTCGCTTTTGGCTATGGAATTTCAGGTTATGGTATAGGAGAATATGGGTTATGAAAAAGAATTCTGTAAGTTGCTGTGGCACTCTTGAAGCTATTGACCTGAAGACTGGGAAAACAGTTTTCAAAGTTCACAATATGTTTGTGCAAACTGGTTTGAATGAAATTGCCAAGTTTGTTTCAAAGAAATCCCCTACTGCACCGAGCCACATTGCAGTTGGGACTTCCAACGTCGCGCCAAGTTTGGCGGATGTAGGACTGAAAGGTTCTCAGCTCGCGAGGATTGCCTTTGAGGAAGTTGAACAAACCAACGGCACGGTGAAATTTACTGCCACTTTTGCGGCAGGTGTTGGCACTGGTGTTTGGGAAGAAACAGGGATTTTCACCGCGGCAAGTGGTGGTATTCTCTTCAGCCGTGCGGTTACGGGAACCTACACCAAAAAGGACAAGGATGAAATTAAAATCATTTGGACTTATCAATTCAACGATGCCTCTGCGGCATAAGGAGGAAAGATGGACAGAACTGTTACTGGTAAGGTAGAGGTCTGGGAGGAGTCCCCCTCTTCGCGGAAGCTCCTTGCCTGGGGTGCTAACAGGGTGGTTACTGGCGGGTTGGTGCTCCTGGCGCAGAGAATCATCGAGGGGAATGCTGTGAAACTTCCCTCGGAATTTCGCCTAGGGGACTCTGCTGCCATCACGACCGACTCAATGACTGGCCTCCAGGGGTCTACGGTTGCCACGATTCCCTGCACGGTTAGCCGGCGAGGTAATGTGCTCTCCTGGATGGGTACATTTACCTACGCTGGACAGGGGACTAAGGACTGCCTGGAGATTGGGCTTTTTCAATCCCAGGCGGATGGCAATACTATGCTGGCACGGTTCTTACCTCTCCAGCAATTTACAATCAAGAACGGGGTTCCTATTCGGGTAACCTGGGAAATTAAAGTAGGAGAATAGAAGATGGACGGATATGAGAAGACTCCCACGCTTGGGCTGAATAAACCTGAAAAAGGGGACTTTGACTGGGATTTACCTTTGAATGAAAACTGGGATATCCTTGACAGGGTTGGCGGTGCTCAGCTCCCGCTGCTGGCTACTATTGATTTGGACTATAAGCTTTCTGGGGATGCGGCTATTGGTTGGGCACTAGCAGGGTCGACGCTGAGTGGAAATACCTATACCTCGCTTTGGAGTGCTATGAAAACGGCCTATGATAGAAGTGTTGCAGCAAATGAAACACACTATAATAAGACCTACTCGGTGAGAACTGATGCTGTTACTGGGTGGAGATTTGTTACTGCGGATGTATATAATAATGCGTCTAGCGCCATTGGTGAATCCTTAGGGCACGTGCTAGATACTAGTGCAAAAACTATTCGCCTTAGAACAAGCTGGCAATCTTATGATTTACCTACACACGATACTAGATTCATAGGTCGAGTGCTAGATGAAACCCTGCCTAATGTTAAAGGAGAATTCTATGTTTCCAATGTAACTCAGGATGTTAATGGGCAACAAGCTGGTGCTAGTAAAACAAAAGGAATGTTTAAGTTTACTCAAACTGGCGGTACCACAGGTGCTGTGTGGAATCCAGCCGGTGGTATCTTTACACTGAATGCAAGTACCTTTAATACAAGTTTTTCAGGTGTTTCCCCCTATAGAGATAATGCCTGGGTTCGCCCTCAAAGTAAAAATCTCCTGCGCTACTATAAGGTAGGCAACACCATTACCAACGTGGAGAACATCAATGTCGGAAATGTTCTAAAGGAATTGCAAGCTTTATCTGTTAATTCTGCAAATGTAAGCTTAAGTAATGTAAATGCAACAGGTAAAGCAAATACAGTTGATTGGAACAAGCCCAATTATAAAGCTGGAGTAGCAATGACTTCACCTTATACAACACCTAGGGCAGGCTTTATAATTGGTGTTCATAACCTTTCAGATAATGGACCTAGAAGTTTGACAATAAATAGTGTTGAAATATATAATACAAAAACTGGTGCCCGCTATTTAGGTGGACAATCTGCAGGTTTTTGTTATCCTGTTGCTAAAGGTGATATAGTTTCTTGGACTAACTTTAATAAGATGACTTTTTATCCAAATAAAGGAGTATAGCTATGCTAAAATATAGAAAAGTTATAAATAATGAAACTCATGAATGCGAAGTAGGTTTAGGAACTGATGAAGATTTTTATAAATCTTTAGGTATGGAACTAGGTGAAGTTGAACAGACTTTTGATGGTCGTTGGTATGAACTTGGCTTTGTCCCTGAACCCCTACTTGCTGACCTCAAACTTGCCAAGCGTGAGGAAATTAATCGTGCTCGTGATGCTGCCGAACAGGGTGGTTTTTCCTACCTTGGCAAGACTTTTGACAGTGACACAGTTTCGTGCCTTCGAATTTCCTGTGCAGCCCAGTCAATGGAATTGGCTCCTTCAAGTTCTACTATCACTTGGACTTGTCAGGACAATAGCACCATTGATTTGACACCGTCAGATTTGAAAGGTTTGGTTGCTACCCTAGCGATGCATTCAAATACCTGCCACGAAAAAGCCACAGCGTTGAAAGAAAAAATTGAGGCCGCACAAACGGCTGAAGAGCTCGCTGCAATTACGTGGGATTCTCTATAGATTGTGCTTGCGTAGGGCAAATATTTTTGTTAAAATTATTATGTAGTTAAAATCAATCTAAAGGAGACAAATCGTGAGTATAGATAATAGTTCTCAATCCAATCCTAACATTTCAATTCAGGCCGGTGGCCAAACACCAGTGGAACCTCTTGTTGTTGGTAATGCTAATACTATTTGTAGAGTTCTATGCTTCTTTTGCTTTATTATTTTTCTCCTGGCTTTTTGGCTAGGCATGACTGTTGGTGACCTTAAGTCTAGAGTTTCCTTCCTTGAGGATATCGTCATCAACGGTGTTTATACAATTTCAACTAATAAATAGGGAGGTAGCCTATGGTTGATAAATTAAAAGAATTTGATGAACGAATACCAACACTGAAAGAGGACTCAGCTGAAGATGATAGGATTCCTCGGATTAGAAAGAATCCAGGTACTTTTCCAACATCTAAGGGTAAATATTCTGGGCACAAGTTTGGAGGCACAAATGTTTAATCTTCAATCTTTAGTAGCTATGGCCTCGCAGGCTATGCTCAAGAAACTTATCTCTTCAGACTCAATGTATTCTCAGTGGAACACCTTTTGTAAGAAGTGGGGACTTCCGCAGACCTCGCGGGCAGAGTTTGACAACCTTGTCAGCCAGTTTAATTCAACTCCAGCAGACCAAAAGATGGCCCAGCTCCAGAATGCAAACCCTGAAGCTTATCAAAAGTTCCTGGGTGGAATGTTGAACAAGTGAGTCCTGAGTTATTACTCCTGATTAACTTTTTCTAGGAGAAAACTTATGACTGAAAACTATGATGGGTTCGGTGGTTCTGGAATCTTCTTTGCCTTTTTAATCTTCGCCCTGTTCGCCTTCGGTGGCAACGGCGGAGGTTGGGGCTGGGGAGGCCGTGGAGGTGCCCTGAGTGGAGCTGGTGCTGTGATTGCAGATAATGGAATTAACTCCCAGCTGGATAACATCCAAGCTCAGAACTTCTATAATTCCCTGAATAATGGTATTGCAGGTATTCAAAGTGCTTTGTGCCAGGGCTTTGCAGGTATCAACCAGACGGTTAATAACACCGCCGCTGCTGCCGCTTTGCAGACTTCTGCTCAGACCCGCGAGATTGTAAATGCCATTGTAACTGGTAATGCAGCCCTCTCCAACAAAATCGACCAGAACACAATATCTGCCCTGCAGACCGAGAATGCTCGCCTGTATGCAGATAAAAGCAATTTGCTCCAGTCGATTAACTTTGGCGAGAGATTCTGCGGACTTGAGAAACAGCTGGCGGCTTGTTGCTGCAGCACGCAGAATGACCTTAACCTCATTCTGTCCAAGCTTCCGACAAGTGGAACTGCGGCTGCGTAAATTTATACCAAAGGGGCTGGTGTTACCTTTCAGGCCAGCCCTGAATTTCAAGGAGACCTATGATGGGATGGTGTAGAGAACTGTGTGAGTTTGCCAAGGAAAAGAAAGTTGAAACTTCCAAGCATCTCGCAATGATGGAAATACTGGCCGAGATGGCCGAGATGGGATATGAAAGTAATCCTGGGCACTGGGAGCATAAGAGAGAAAAGGCCGAGAGCTTAATCTACGGTTATCATTTTACCAAGGATTGTGCGGAAAAGGCAGTTGCCCGGATGAAAAACAAGGATGGAAGTTCTGGTGCCTATTGGACTCTCGAGGATGTTGAAAAAGTTGCGGCCTCGATGGGCATAGATTGGAGCTGCAAGAACTACAATATCTATGACCTTTATTACACGCTGAATATGGTGCGGAGCGACTACTATAAGGATGGCCAGGCACCGCAGTATTATGCCGACCTGGCGTTTGACTTCCTCGAGGATAAGGATGCTCCTGAGGGGAAAGCCAAAAGATATTACCTCGCAATGCATTGTGCAGAATAATCAGGAAACCCTCCAGCCTGATTTAAGAGCCTGTTGATTTGAATATTGACAGGCTCTTTTTCTTGCTCCACGATAGGGGAGAAAGGAGATTCTAAGATGATTGATGCTTTACAATTTTTGATTGCAGGTTTGGCTGGTGGCTTTCTCAGGAGGCTGTTTGGCGGGGGCTGGAAAGAGGTTCCCCTGCTGAGCTCTCGCGGCGTGCAGACTGTGTTGATGGTAGCCGGGATGGGACTTTGTTTAGGGCTGGATACGTCCAATCTGGCCTGGGGAATTCCAGTCCTCCTTTGGTTACAATTTCAGTTCTGGTCTCGAGGTCACGGATGCTGTTTTGACCTTGGCAGAGGAGAAGAGCCTGACCCCAAGACGGTGGAACGATATAAGGAGAGATGGTATCATTATCCCCTGGATTGGCTCTACTCTAGGGTTGGTGCTAAACCCTACGATTTCTGCTATGATTTTCTCTATATGTTGCTCAGATACTCCTGCCCAATGCTCCTAGTGGCCCTCGTATTAAAGGACCCTATGTGGCTCCTTGTAGGCTTGCCCATCGCCAACATCTATGCTTTTTGTTGGTCGCTGTTTGAACTTTCCCCCTGGGTTGCAAATGTCCTACCCTCCCCGTTTAATCGCTCCACAGCTCTGGCGGAATTCTTCTCAGGGTTCTGGGTTTTCGGGTGGTTGACACTCTGCTCAATTCCATCTTGACAGGTAGGCCTTTTTCCACTATTTTGGAATAAAAGAGGGAGACAACTATGCCAGGATATATGGAAATAATTTGGTCGCTAAATGCAATCTTACTTAGCTGGATACTTTCGCAGTATTTTGCTCTGCGCAAGGAAATCCAGATGATTAACCTTAGCTTGGTCAAGCATTATGCTACAAATGAGGCTATTGAGAAACTTATAGGGAATCAGAACAAAATGCTCGAGACCCTGACTCAAATCAAGATTGACCAAGCTACCATTTTTGAGAGGATTGAACGATTCCATGCAGAGAAGAAAAGAACCATATAAGCTGAGTCAGAAGAGTCAGGAACGACTGGTTGGCGTTGACCCTAGACTGGTTGCCCTCATCCACGAGGCCCTGCATTACGTGGACTTCTCGGTGATTGAGGGGCTGAGAACTGAAGAAACCCAGAAAGCCTACGTGGCCGCCGGGGTGAGTAAAACCCTCAAGTCTAAGCATCTCGAAGGTCTGGCTGTTGACCTCTATCCCTGGCCCTGCCCGAAGACCCGAGATGGGATGATTGACTCTGACTCGAATGCTTGGAATGTTCTGGCTTTCTACCTGGGCTATTGCGCCGGGAAGCTGGGACTTAATATAACCTGGGGTGGCACGTGGAAGTCCCTCGTTGATAAACCCCACTTTGAACTGGAGGATTAGAATGTATGAATTTTTTAGTTACGTTTCTGAGAACTTTGAGCCTCTTGCTACTATTATTGGTAGTGTGGTGGTTGGTAGTTCTGCTCTTTGTGCCCTTATTCCAGGTGCTGGCTGGCTAAAAAAGCTGCTGGCTATCCTGGCCCTCAATGTGCGCAATGCCACTCCTGAGGATATTGCCAAAGGGAAGAAGGCTGTTGACCTTGCGAAAGAATTAACCAAACCAGAGGAAAAGAAATGAGTGAAAGGTTAGTACGAATTGACGAGCTGGCTTCAGGCTACACGCCTGACTTACCCGACCAGAAGCCTATTCTCTGGGAGGATGGGAGAGGTGTGCTCTTTATAGATAGAACCCTCCAGCCTATGCCCGGGCAAATTCCGTTGATGTCAGCAGGTGTCCCTGTAAACGCTATTTGCGGTGCTGGTGATTTAATCTTCCTTGGCACGACCAGTTCAGTACTAACCTATTCACTTACCACAGCGGAGATAACTGATGTAACCCCTCAAGGGCACGTTGCCTCAGGGGATTGGAGTTTCCAGCCGTTTGGTAAGTGGGTTTATGCTGTTCACGGGGAAAAGCTCTGGGTGTGGAAACCTAGGGATGATAATCAATTTATCCTGGATGAAACTGGCGAGCCTACGGAGGAAAAGAACCCGGCATACTGGCCTTATAGCACTATGCAAGAAGTTGAGAACTTCACGGCCAGGGGTTATGTGCCTAAGTTCCTGCTCAAGTGTAAGAATTTCCTGGTGGCTGTCTGTGCAGACTCGGTGCTTTGGTCTGATGATGATAACCCAGATTACTGGACCCCGGAACAGGGGAATATGGCCGGCGACCTGTTTATTAGGGACATCCAGGGGGAACTGGTTGGCGGTGTTGCACTGGATAACTTTATGCTCCTCTGCACAAATAGGGAGGTTGTCAAGGTAAGTTACATCTCTCGGCCTTATATTTTCAGCTATGGGCTGTTGTATAAGGGTGCAGGATGCTGGAACTCCCGGTCTATCTGCGTGGCCAATAAGAGTATCTTTGCCTTTGGGCCTAATGGGATTTGGGTATCTGATGGCAGCGGTATCACCTTTGTGGATAACGAGCGAGTTGGCGCGACGCTGAATGAGCGCCTGGACTTAAACCGCACAGGAAGTTGTTTTTGCGCAGCCTGGGGAATCCTCCAGCACGTCTTTTTCTTCGTCCCGGTGCAAAGTGATGACAATGCCGAGCTGCTTTGCTTTGGATTCAACCTGGGGAATAATACTTGGACACTGCTCGATTGGGACAGGTACTGTGCTTGGGAACAATACTGGGTTTCGAGCGACGGCACGCTCTATGTGGATGACCTCAAGAACGCCCTGAATCAAGGCCAGGCAGAGGGTAAACTTCCTCTGCCTGAGGATGCCGACGGGCAGATTGGAATGACCTATGAGGGCTATGGGCAGGTTTCTTATGGAGGTAAGATATGGTGTCAGGTTTAGGAAATGTCTATGTTGATGGGCAGTTGATTTCCACTAATAAGGGAGACCAAGAACTCTGGATTGAAAGTAAGGATATTGAGCTCAACACCCGAGGGCATAAATACATAGATACTTTCAATGCAGAGATGAAGAACTCCGGCTCCTCTTCTGCGAAGATTAAGCTGGGCTGGAGAGACCGCCTCGAGGACCCGATTAAGTGGACTGACTGGTTCCCTCTCAGTGATTTGGATAATCTTTGCTGGACGAGAATCACAGGAAGGTTTTTCCGCATCCGCATTGAGGATGCTGGCGCGGAAACTATTTGGAAACTTTCTGCCCTGGAGTTTTTCGGGCAGCAAATGAATGGGAGACTCTAGGATGACGGATTTTTCAAACCTTCCAAGTCCGGAGGAATATCAGGACTGGCGTTCCTGGGCTGCGATTGTGGTAGGGAACCTCCGCGCCCAACAGGCCAATCCGCAAGTGGTTAATCTAGGGCTGTATATTTGGGACTCCAGCAAGCCAAGGAATGGCCTGCCTCCTGCAGTGGATGGCGACCAGATTAGGGTCAAAAAGGACGGGAAGATTTACCTAGGGGTTTATGATAATGACAGTGGATGGGTTTTATACAGTCCCCAAGGATAGAGCAAATTGGCTATTTGAGGTGGACTTGGATGCACTGGGTGTGAAGTGGCTTTGTCTGAGAAGATATGGCTGCTATGCTCTTTTCCTCCAGGGGAATGGTAGAGCCGAGGCCCACTGGACGTGCCTGCCCAGGGTAGATGTTTGGAACGCCCTCAGGTTTTGTCGGGAGGTCCTACCTGTGGCGAGGAGAATCCTGGGGGTTCCAAAGTTCTATGGCCTGACCCCGGTGAATAACCTCCGGGCGCTCAAAATGGCCAGGCTTTTAAAATTCCGTCCACTGGGATTTAGTAAGTTTAACAATATTGTTTGTCTAGTTAGTGTAAAGGAGTTTGACAATGGGTAGTGTTGTTGGTGCTATTACAGGGCACTCTAATGCGAAATCCGAGAACAAGGCGAACGCTGCCTATGCGGCTGAGCTTAATGGAGTGCGGAATCAGATTAGAGATGCCTACGCGGAAGCCCAAAAAGGCTGGGTGGATTACATCCCAGAACTTCAACAGGGTATTTCAGGGAATATAAATTTTGCAAACCAGATTGCAGGGAGGGACTCTGCATATAATCAATATCTGGGAAATGAGGCCGCGAATAGTCTTGGGCTGGGTTATAGAAAGGCCACGGAAAGTATCGCCCCGCAACTGGAGGGTGAAACCTATAACCTGATTAAACAGACCCGAGATGAACTCATCCCTGCAGCAAGAAGTGCGGCTATTGATGCTGGTGCCTATGGGGGAAGCAGGGATTACCTCACCCGGGAGAGAGTTCAGGAAAACCTGGAAAATCAGATTGTTGCTCAGGCTGCGGCGGACATTGCGAATCAGAGGGCACAGACTCCGGCGCTGTTGGGTGCGGATGCCAACTCGGTTAGCAATTACCTCAACACCGGCACGGCGGCGAATAACCTGCTCGTCAATGCAGCCAATCAACAGCAACAGGCCGATATGGCCAAAACTAATTACCTGTGGGATTTGGCTATGGCCTATGGTAGTGCGATGGGCGCAAGCCAAGCGGCATATAATAAACAAACCAATCCTTGGGTTGCGGGACTTCAGGGTGGATATAATGGCCTGGGCTCGGATTTGAAGATGATTTCTAGTATCTTTGGTCTAGGTGGTTAAGGAGATAAAAGATGGTTGATTTGATTCCAAGTTTTTTAGATAATCAGATACGGGAATATTTCTCCCAGGAAGAGGTTCAGAACCGGGTGGAAAATAGTATTCCCTATAAGTTGGCTCAACAGGGTAGGCAAGTTGCTCAGGCCATCAATCAGGGTCTTGCTAGGCAGAGGGAGACTAAGTTGATTAAGGACAGAAGTGAACTCCCCAATAGGAACACTGATAGACTGCCCTATCCTGGCCAGCACGTTGTTGACCCTCTCGGTGCCGCTGTGGCTGCAGGGGATTATATCTACCACGCTGCAGAAAACCCTCAGAATGCTGGGGAGTTTGGACTTTCCTGGGCCGCAAACACAGGGGAAAGTATCGGGGATTATATTCTGAGTTTATTCGGCGCTGGGGAAGACAAAGAGGGCACTCCAAAGAAAACCTGGCTGGAAACCTACCTTGCCCAGGGTGGCCCGGGAGGTGGTGCTGGAATGGTGACTGAAGGTCAGGGTGGACAGGGAATTCCCTTTCCGGAGATAAACCTAGGAATGCGGGACATTGACACCTCCAAGGTCAAAGCCCCTCAGTATGAGGGGAATCCCTACAATGTCTGGGATGTCCTTGCGGCTGGATTTGCCAATGCAGATTTTTCAGGGAAACTCCCTGACTTCTCCAAGGCTGTGAATGAAATGAACCGGATTACGGCTGAGGGCAACAAGTCTGTCACCGATGCCAAGAATGCCACTGAAGAGGCCCGTGCGTCTGCGGAAAGATGGCAGGTGGCTCAGGAATTCGCCAAGGAAGAGATGCGGCAACGTAATGCCCTCGCACAAGCCAATATGGCCCTGGCTAAATGGCAGGCTATGCAACCTCGTGCAATAGGGGGCAATAAAACCTACTGGCGGGATGCCAACGGGAATATCCACTGGGAGCAGCTGGACAAACAGGGCGAGGCAAGAACCCTTGGTCAGAATGCCGCGCTGAGTGACCTGGCTCAGATGTCGGATAAGGAACTCAGCCGAATGACCCCGAAGAAGATAATGCAGAGGGCGCAACAGCAAAGCCTCTTGCTCCAGGACAAAAATTCTCAAATTCCATTTATGCAGAACTACTACATTCAGGGTCTGCAGATGATTCAAGGAGAGTGATATGGAAGATAAGCTGAAATATTTTGAGAATCTGGCTAAGAGCCTAACGTGGAACTCTACGTTAGGCCTTTTTGGGCTAGATAACCCGGACGAGGATGTGCAGGAATGGGAGGCGGAAAATCCCAAGGCGGCGTTTATCTCCCAGGTAGCACCCCTCGCGGCAGGGACGGCCAAGGCAGCAAGTGTGCTGGCTAAGGGGACTCGCTATGGAAAATGGGCTCGAGGGCTGGCCAGCGTGGAAAATACCGCCAAGGCACCGTTTCTTTCTCGGCTGGGAAGTGAGGCTGCCTTGCTTGCCCCGATAGAAGTGGGACGGCAGGCCATAGGTCTGGGACTTCAAACCGCAAATCCTGAATGGGAGGGAGGTTCCCTCGGGGAGCGTGCCACGGAGGCACTGGTGGATATTGGTGCAGGGGGTGTGCTGGCAGGTGGTCTAGGGTGGATTGCCTCAGGAGGGAAGCGTGTCCGTGTGCCTAAGCAGTTTGCAGATATCTCGAGTAAGAACTCCTGGCAACAGAACCTTCGCAATGCCCGGGCAAAGATAGGCACTGTGGAACCGGAGCTGGAGGGAGAACTCAATAATACCATCCTGGGCCTGGAGCGCAGAATTCGAGAAGAGTCTCGAGACCATATGATTGGGGAACTGGAGGGAAGTGAAAAGTGGAAAGCCCTGAACTCGGTGCTCCGGGGAACGAACTCTGTGAGAAGCCGGGCGTTCTCTCCTAATAAAGAAATAGGGTTTAAGAGTCTGAGCGAGTTGGAACGTACGGTTGGGGAACTCAAGGGCAATGGTACCCTCACGGAGGACTGGCTGGAATATGTGCAGTTCCCTCGGTTAGTTAGTGCCCAGGGAAAGAAGGCCATCACCCGGCTGGATAATACCATCCAGGGGAACCTCGCCGAGGTGGGTAATGGCTGGAGGCTTGGGAAGGAAAAAGATGGACTCTATGTCATCGCCCGGAAGACAGGAAAAGAGGGCAACTGGTTTGTGGCCAAAACAGATGACCCTGCACACTTTATTCCAGAGCAGGGGAACCTCCTCAAGATTTCCAATTCCGATGCCTGGAGAGACCCAGAAACTGTTTATAAAGGGATTGGGGACTCCGATGCCGTGCTGGATAGGGCGCTGAGATTCTCGGACACCCTGGGCGATGGCACGGATATTCCCACCCTCGCAGAAACCAAAGGGTTTCAAGGGGCTAAGAATATTGCCCGGAAACTTGGCTGGGGTGCGATTGAGGACTCGGAGTTGATAGGCAATGTGGCTAGCTTTGCAAAGAGGAACTTCTACCCCACGGCCTTTAAATTTAAGAACTCCCCGCTGGCTAGGAAAATCTATGCGGTGGCGCAGAACACTCGGGACAACGCGAGGAGAAAGGCACAGGAACTTGTCTATGGTAAGCCCCAGGTAGGGGAGGATTCCCTCCTCAAGGTAGTGTCCGGGGGGATTAAAAGGGATGACCCTAGGGCTTTCGCGAATATGGTAAGGCAACTTGCCACGAAGAACCCTCAAGGGTTTGACACCCTGCTCAAGGTAATAGATGATGAGGTTCCTTTCAGCGATGTGCTCATTCGGCCGGAGCTGGTCAATGCCCTTGGGGCGGATGGGCTGGATACCCTTCGCGCGCTGAATACTCTTCACGACAAGGCTATTCAGGAACTCACCACCAGTGCGGGGAAACTCCACATCCCTGATGCCAAGATGTTCCCTCTGAGAAAAGGCCACTATGGGATTAGCCACTATTGGCAGGGCTCCCTAAGGCAGGCCATCCTCAACGACAAGGGGAACCTGGTTTACATCGTGAGCGGGGACAATAAAAAGGCTGTGCAGAAAATGGCCAAGGGAGTTATCGACAAGGCTAAGGAAAATGGAGGGAACTGGAGGCTTGGGGAGTTCTGGATGAAAGACAGAGCCCTGGACCTCAGGCAGGAGAAACTCCTTTCCGGCACGGATGACTTTGCCCTGGCTAATAATTTTGCAGCACAGTATGCGGGGACTCACCTGGACGTGGCGAAATCTAGCTTTTTCTTCCCTCGGTCTGGGGTAGGTGGCTACAACAGGGCACGCACGGCAGAAGACCTCATTGAAAATCTGAGCTACTCCCTGGAAAACAAATACATCTGGTTAGCCAATGAAATCAATGACAGAGTGCTGGCCAAGGACATTGCTACGCTAGGTATTGATGACCCCAGGACAGCTGTGATGCTGCAGGATACCCTGAGCGTACTCAAGGGGGAACAAGGGGTGTTTAGCCAACTGGTCAATAAGACCACGGATAGCATCCTGGCACCAGTGCTTGGGACGGACTCCGCGAGTAGGATTGTCCGAAGCATCAATGCGGCGAGTGCACACCTGGATTTGGGTTTTGGAAACCTGGCCTATGCGCTGGCCAACATCCTGCAACCCATCACCACAGTGCTGCCGCAGTTGGCCCTACTCAGGGAGTGTCCGCAGGCCCTCCAGTGGGCGTATGACGGAGTTCCCCTCATTGCCAAAAGTGGCAAGGGAATGGTCGCGAATACCTTGAGTCCGCTCAAAATTATGTGGGAGAGCCTGAAACTTATGGGCAACCCGAAAGTGGAACAAGGGTTCTCGGAATTTATGGAGCAGATGGTGCGGGATGGGGCACTGAGTCCGAGGTTCATTGAAAGCTATATTGGAGAGAACTCCGGGCTGGGTCAAGGCCTGGCAGATTCGCTGAAAAAGGGAGACTTCTCCGGGATGCTCAGGAATATGGCCACTATGCTCCCGACGTTCTCAGAACAGGCGTCCCGTGGCTATGCTATGACCGTGGGGTATAAGCTCTTTAACTCGATGGCTAAGGCCGGGATGATAACCAAGGAGCAGGTGTTCCTCGGGGCTAAGAAGTTTACCGAGAACACTATGTTCCAATTCGCGGCTAGTGATAGGGCTCGCGTGCTGCAAGGGCCGGTTGGCCAGGCCTGGGGTCTGTTTAAAAACTGGACTATGCACTACGTGGGCTGGCAGATGCAATACCTCGATGCGGGGTTGCGGTATGGGGCCTGGAAACCCTATATGTATAGTAACTTGGCAACCTCCCTACTTGGTGGTATGGGAAGCTCGGAGATTGGGGCTACCCTGGAAAGATTCACCGAGTGGGCGGCAGATGACAAGATGAGTAATCTGCTGTATGACAGGTGGGGGAATGGAGCGGAAAGTAATTTTCTTCTCTATGGCATCCCTGGGGCGTTTGGGTTCTCCCTGCAATCCCAAGTAAACAGCCCGTTCCGTGACCCAGGTGAGGAAACCCAGCGCTTTATGGGGTTTGTCTGGGGGCAGAGATTCAAGGCCTTGTGGAATGGCCTGGACTCGGGTATTGACTACTACGCCACGACAGGGCAAAATCCTGCCGGGGACAGAGGTTTCCAACAGGGTATGATGAGGGCACTCAGTCCGAAAATGCTCTATAGGACAACCCAAGTGGTCAATGATACCCTCTACGCGAGTACCGGGACTAAGATTGCTGACCTCACGCCGCTGGAAAGCCTGGCATATCAGTATTTTAACATCACACCTACCCGGGTAGACCAGGCCTTCAAGATTTCAAATGAAATCTGGAGGGACAAAGACAAACGGGCTAAGCTTACGCAGAGCTATGCGGAAGTCTTTACAAATGCCTTGGAAAGTGGGGATGGCCGGCTGATGTTTACCATTGTGCAGAGGGCTCTCCTCGATGGGGTGGACGTGGGGAATATGGTAGACAGCGCTCAGACTCGCCTTGAGAACCGGCAACTCACACCCCTGCAGAGGAATGTGGACTACTATGGGGTCTGGGGAACCACGGCTGGGGAACTGGGATTGTGAGGAGAGAGTGAGACGGCTCACTTCATCGGGATATGGGACGGCTCGGAAATTTCCCCGCACAACGCAAAAAGAAACGGGAGGCACAACTTTACCTCCCGTTAATTTATTGTTCAAAACCGGCAAAACAAACCGCCATTACGCCGTTTAAAAATCCCGTTTGTTATTCCAAAAATCCGCAATTTGCCGGTGTATCATTTCCTCTGTAAGTCCACCCTCAACCAGGGCTTTCGTATTCAACAGCTGAAGCCAAAACACCAGGCGGACAAAGGACAGGCAAAGGGCATCCTTACCCTTCTGAAAGTAGAGCTCCCGGCAGGACAGGGCCTCGTGGGATATGGCACTCAGAATGTCGGGGAGGGAAACCCCTGGCTTACACGCGCGGGCATAGGCCTGGATTTCCTCCGGACTAAAGTGGCGGTAGGATGGCTGGGCTAGGGTGTTCTCAGGGTTCTCGGAAACCCCAAGTCCATCCTCGATGTGAATTTCTATCATAGGTGTTCTCCTTTACATAGGTTTGTTTAAATCTACCCCGGCCTTGAAGTGGCGAAAACCTCTCTGGCCTAGGGCGTTGATTGAGCCTTTTGGGGCTTCTGTTTCCTCGATGTACCCGGCGTTGAGCAGGGTGTCGATGAAGTAGGAAATCCTGTGGGTCGGAATTTTGGTAGTAAGGATTTGGACAAGCTTGCGCTCTGGGAATACCGGTGTGCGGAGGGTCATTCGGACAATGGCCAGCTTGATTTCATCCATAACATCCTTGTCGGATTCCTTACTCATATCTCGGAAGATTTCAGGCATATTGGTTTCCAGTTCCAAGAGCCACTCCTTGGCGAGGGCCAGGATGGGCTGGGTGATGAGGAGGGTTCCCTGTGCGGCCGCGAGACACATAGCTATCTTGAGCCAATGCACTGGGCGACGGGCAACGTAGGATGCCAGGCGTGGATGGTAGGGCACGGGTGCCATCTTCTCATCTATTATCCAGGTGTCGAGGAAGTCAAGAGCCTCCTCGGTGAAGGTCATTTGGCCCTGGATACCCACGAGGGCCTCCACAGCCGGACGGTACTTGGATAGGGGGAACTCAGGGAGGTTCAACCGGTCCCGGGTGCGGAGGACCTCGGCTCTCCAATCATAGCAAAGAACCAGACGGGAACAGAACCCGAGAGACCAAGCCTCCTCAGGCAAGACGTTGTTGAGGAAACTTGGCTGGGTTCCGGAGATGAGGTTCAGGACTGGGAAATCCAGGGTGTTCTTTCCACCACCCCTGGTCATCTCGGAGAAGGAACTAGGGCAGTCCCAGAAGTCGTTGAGGACATTTAGGACACTTAGGTCATAGGCCTTCATATAGGTTCCATACTCGCGAGGGGCGACAGAAAGGGGGTGGGTTACCAGGGTCTCACCAAAGGGGCCTGATACAGGACTGGAACAATCCTGCATAAAATCCAAGAGTCCGGGGATGGTTGTAGTCTCATCCCCGATGAAAATCTTCTCGGAAAGTTTCCAGAGCTCCTCTACTCTTTTCAGCACGATGGACTTGCCCACGCCGGGAGGGCTCACCAGCAAGATATACTGGTTGGCGAAGAGTTTCCCCTTGCCAATATCACACCAGATTCGACGCTGGAGAAGGCCGGCTACCATAGCGATAGCGGCCCAGCGACGGAAAAGCTCTGGAGATTCAGTTCCCCGAGTGTCCTGAACAAACTCATCTATTAGGTTTCCAGTTGAGAATGTTGTTTTCGGGAAAATGTCTACGTTTTCTTTCGTCATTGCCTTTATACTTTCTTACACCATCTGGGTTCTTTTCCGGGTTCTTCTTGTCAAAGTGAGCCCAATTCCATCCAACCTCAGCATCCACGCCAATAATCATAGTTCGCCCGTCAATTGGGACTGGGAATATCATCTCCTTCAGGATTTGAGGAAGGAGCTCATCCTCGCGGTCTTCAGGATACTGCACTACAATAGCATCGTGGACTTGGGCGATGAGCTGAACATCGTGTCCCTGGAATTTCTTTTGCACCTTCCACGCGGCAAAGTTCAGGGTATCGGCGATAGTGCTTTGAGGTTCGTATGCAATGGCCTCACGCCAGGTTGCAGGTTCGTCTGGGCGGGAAAAGAAGATTCGCTCACGACCATAGCAGGTGGTAACCTTTCGTTCAAACTGGACGGATTGAATTACCCTCTTATGCCAACGGGGAATGCCAGGGAATTTTTCAAAATATTTCTGCTGGAATTCCTCAATAATAGGAGTTGGCATATGAAGATGCCCTGCCATTGTCGGGGGAGTGCCAAAGTAGTTTGTACCGTGGCCTCCCTTTTTTGCCATATCCCTGATAGACAATTCCCGGTAAAAGGGGGTGTTGGAGGCAATCTCCTTGTCCTTTTTAATGTCCCCTGTCCATGGCAGGTCGTGCCAAACGAGCCGGGCCACGACGGTGTGAGCATCGCCCTCATCGCACGCTTTGATGTAGTTCTCATCCCCGGTGATATACCCCACGGCCTTGGACTCCGCCGCTTGAAGGTCAATGTAGGCAATTTTCATTCCCGGGTCGGCGACGAAGATTTCCCGTAGGGAGTTCGTGATGTTTTGGAGATTAGTTCCTGTGCCGAGGGCGGAAGTGCTGGAGTTCCAACGTCCGGTTTCTGTGCCGGCCACAGAATAGGAGCACCGGATTCTACCATCCGGGTCTATCTCCGTGCGGAGGACGGAAAGAAGTTTCCCTAGGTCGTGGAGGATAAGAACCAACTTGCACAGCGGACGGGCGTAGAGATAGGAGTCAATGAGTTTCTCCATCGCACTGCGGTCGGTGGTAACCTTGCCTCGGAACATTACAGGTGCACAACCCAAGGCCTCGTAGAAGAACTCCTTGAGCTGAGCCGGGGAATTTGGATTAAGGTCTTTATCCCACACAGCATTGGCCAGGATATTCAATTTGGCCTGGTAATAGTTGTAGTCCTGCTCAAGTTCCTCTATCTTGGAGTGCACCTTTTGGCGGTCAACGAGGAACCCTCGGAACATCATTTCCAGGGCCACGGCCTGAGAGCTAAACTCCCACTTGTAAATGGCGGCTGTGTTGGTGTTAAACTGTGTTTTAAGTTTTTCCCATATTTCATAGGTAAGACAACAGTCAAGTCCATTGTATACCCACAGGTTAGTAGCCTCGTCATCTGGCACGAAGCTCTCTGTCTTGAATTTTAACATAGGTCTAGCGACTCCTCTCAGCTTTTAGGTTGTTCAAATTAAGGGACTGGGTGTGAAGTTCAATCTTCTGAAGTTGAAGTCTGAGCTTGTAATAGGTCAGGGCCTCGGAAGGGCTAAGTCCATCCCAACCGTCCCGAGGGAAAGAAAGCTGGAGAGAGGAGTGGCGAAGTAGCCGGGAAAGGAGTTTGGCCTTCTGGGCCTTGGGAACTAGTCCCCATCGGGTTGGTTCTCCAGGACTGGGCACAACAGCCCAACCGAGGAAATGCTTGGACTCAGAAAGGATAACTCTCTTCATATTAAAACCCTCCAGTTTTCTTTCATAATAATTCCGGCGGGACAGTTTGTCAAGCCCCTGAGATTAGGTTCCCCGGGATGTGGATTGGTGGAACCTCGTGGCGAATGTTATCCAGGGATGCAAGCCCTTCAAACTTCACTCGCGCCCATCCAACAGGGGTGAATTGGGAAAGAAACTTCTCTCGGGGAAGATGCTCCAGGCCGAATGGGGTATAGAAATCTACCTCGCGGGAAGAGTTCCTGATGAGGCGGGAGGTCAGGGAATGAAGATAAACCAGCTCCCAATGGCCATTAACCCTATGTGCCCATACACTTCCAGGGGAAAAGAACTCACTTTTCCTCTCCGGTTTTAGAAGTTTCGCTATCTGTCTGTCTGCTTGAATTGTATCTCTCACTGAAGCCTCCCAGTTTGTCAAGGTAAACAATATTGTATATAACCAGCAATACCCAAAATATTGCCAGGATGAAATCAATAAAAAGCTCTCCCATTATTTCAAGTCCTTTTCTTCAAATCGCCTCATAAGTTTCCACGAGGCCTCGTTGGTGTAAATACTGCCCATAAATCCGAGGGACTTGGGAAGTTCCTCATAGAGGCAATGATGCATTATCATAGTGTCATCTCGAAAGCCGAGGGTCTTGATGTTCATAACCCGCCAGAGGTATTGAATGTCATACACTCCGTTTTGGAGGACTTTCTCGATGGAGGGGTTCTGACAGATATCCCGGACAAGTGCCCAGGCGGAAAGTTCATCGAGGAAACTCCAGTAGTTCCAATCCTCTTTGCGACTATCGGTAAAGGGGATGGTGATGGAGAGAGCGGGGGATATCCCAAACCCTACGCAGGTGATTTGCCCGTCCTTGGTTTCAATGTCCAGGGTGAGACGGCTCCTTTCATTGAGCAACTTCCTACATTCCGCCAAGTCCTCTTTTGTCTCTGGAATCCATACTTCCCTCTTCGGGCGATTGATTTCAGGGAACTCCATTTCCCTCGCTGCCTTGAGAAGGTCAGCCCCAGCAATTACCTTTTGAGAATAGTCTCGAATGATGGTAACTGGATGGTAGGTGGGCAGAACCTTTAGACCTGGCACAAGGGTGGATTCCATACAAGTTCCCCTGATTGCAGTGAACTTACAGGTATCCATCAAAGCCCAAGTTGCAAAGGCACCAAGACAGAGGCAGAGATTCGGCTTGAGCTCTCGAATGCGAGAAAGACAGGCCTCAACCTGAGGGAGCTTAGCGGGGGATAGATATTTGCCACTTTTTATATAACCTCTGGAATAAGGTTTTCCAAAGAGTTCCTGAGATTGACTTTCAGCCTCTTTTTTATTCAGACAGAACTCCTCAATCTTTCCACTACCAGGGCGCTGGGTGAGAACAGGGATTATCTCCAGGTCGGAGGGACGGATTCCTGCCTGGGAGCAGATGTCCCAAAAAATCCTCCCTGTTTCCCCGGAGAGGAGTTTCCCTGTAACAAGGTCGGTCTTGCCAGGGAACTCTGTTACAACTACCAGCTTAGTCATCACACGGCTCCCAGGTCAGGGTTCCATTGGAAAGGCCGGAAAGAATATTCTCCCCTATGCGCTGGGCCTCGGAGGGGGTCAGGTCCACAGGGCCGGTGTCCAGAGTGAGTTCCCCAGTGGCGTCCTGAGTCCACTTTACATTGACCTCTACCGGGGACTCTTTAAAGTCCCCACCTCTCCATACTGTTGTGAAATAACTTCCTCTTTTCATCATAGGTCTATCTCCAAATCAATATCCAGGTTTGTTGAATTTTCTGCAATCTTCTCATCGTGGAGCCAGGCTTGCGCTTTGCTCGCAATCTCTGGGTCTATCTCCAATCCCAGGGCCTGTTCCACCCCATAACCCAGCGAGGCCATAATTGCCGTGCCACTGCCACACGTCGGGTCGAGGAGACGAGTGTTCCCATCACAGAAGGCACTCATCAATTGCCGCTCCATTGCGAGGGGTTTCTCACTCACGTGGAACTTCTTGGTGCAGGGATGCGGGAAGATGTTCGAGATGTTTTTGACCACTGGTCTTCTCTCCCGGACAAACACCAGGGCGTATTCCCCAACGTTCCTCATCCCGCACATTGTGTCGGCTATGATGCCCTTATTATCAGACTTATACCAAATAAATGGCTGGGCTAGGCACTCAAAACCGATGGACTTGAACTGGGCTTTTGTCCACTCTTGGAAATTGAGGCTCAGCCAGCAGATGATATGACAGGAGGGGGAAAGTAGTTTCTCAGAGTTCCTTACCAGGGCCCCTACTAGCGCTTGGTAAATTTCCGGAGTATCCTCATAGTGGTCAAAATTCTTTGTATTGCCTTGCTCACTTTTCTGATGGTTGATACCATAGGGGAAATCCAAGTGCAGGAGGTTGAACTTTGGCCCGCTGTAGGAGTCTGCCCAGATGGGGAAGTTTGCACAGATGATTTGGGTGTTTGGGAATGGGTCTGTTGGCGGAGTTTGCTCTGGGCTTTGAGATACTCCAGCTGACGTTGTTTCCAGTTGCGGTAAGTTTCCAGGGACATTCCCATTCGTGCCGCTGACTCCCGTTCCCACTGGGTTAGTTCTTCCTTGTTCTGTTCCATTTTCAGATTCCTCCATCATATCAATAACAAACTGGTCCATATCCGAGCGGATGTTGGAAAGGAGCCGCTCGCTCTCCCGTCGGCAGATAGTGTAGGCACTTACCAAGGTGTCTGCCCCTGCAACCTTGGGATTGTCAATGTTAGCCCAGACCACACGATTCTTTGAGATGAACCCCTCGGAGAGACCGAGGAACTCAGCCAACTCGATATTCGTGGAGAACTTGCGGAGATAGAACAGCTCATCAATGGCCTTGGCCTTTTCCTGCCAAGTGAGGTCTTTTCGTTTGATGTTCTCCTCGAGTTCTATAACGTGGCGGGTGGATGGGTCGAGGTTGGTAAAGAGGGTACACTTGATGGTGGAGGGAAGTTTACCCTCAGCGGCCAGCTGGCTCCAAGCGGTATATCTTCTCTCTCCAGCGATGAGATAGAACAGGCCATCATCCGGGTCTTGTTCAATAACAACAGGGTTTATTAAGCCAACTTGAAGCAGTGAAACCTTGAGGTCTGTTAAGTCCCCAAGGTCTTTACGTTGGCGCTCTGGGCGAATGTGAATAGAATTAAGTTCAATTTCCATAGGGAGCTCCGGGATAAAAGGGTTGGATGGAAAGTAGGGAGGGAGGAGGTCAAATAACCTCCCACTCCCTACTATTTAGGTGGTTAGTCCTGACTCAGGAACTTGCGAACTTCAGGGAATACTGATTCGCCATCCTGGGACTGTCTATGCGACACAATGCCGATGACGTTTCTGCCTGCACACTCAGCCAACATTTCGGCGTAGGACATATCAGAAGATGTGTCAAAACCGGCTTTGGCCAAGAAGTCCTGAAGACGCCACATAGAATCCTCTGTGAGGTAGAACTGGGTTTTCAATTTTGCCTCGGTCGGATTTTTCACCTGTGCCCATTCTTCCGGGTCTACATCATCACGAGGGGACAGAACCTTGAGAGCAAATTCTACATACGGAGTTTGTTTCTGCTGGCTGGTGCCTGTGGTGTAGCCAGTGATAACCATATCATAGGCGCCTACCGGCAGGGGTTTCGGGCGTTCAGTTTCAGATACTTTTTTGTCAAGCAGGTGCATAAAGTTTGTCATAGATTTTTCCTTTCAGAAAGAGTTAAGTTAAAATTAAAACTAAATAAAAAGTTTGTCTAGTTGTTTTTCGAGGTGCCCCAGAAAGTCAAGAGTTCAAATCAAAATTGACTTTTGACTCCTGTCTTGGGGCATTGGAGTAGGTGGACAGGGACTTCGGAGGAATGGAGGAGAAAACAAGTCCCTGTCCTAAAGATGCTAGGCCACAGACGCTAGGCCTTAACATCTTTAAAGTAGCTGGCCAATCCATCCGCCTGAGGGTAAATGTCTTTGACCTTTCCTGGGTTGGGACTTTTCAGCCCCATCAGCGGCGTGGCCTTGGTGAAGAGAACTCTCTTGGAACCCTGGAATCCTGCACAGAGCATATGATTGAAATACCTGCCAACTTTGGGAGGGAGCTTGGAGCCAAGGGTGTTAATCTGAGCCTTGACTAAGCCAGTGCCCTCATCCTGGATGTATTTAATATGGCTGTTGATTACCACATTGCACTGGACGTCGGTGGAGTAGAGGATTGAAAGAACATCCTCAATGAGGGACATCGCCAGGCCCCACTCTTGGATTTCCGGCTGTTTGCCTGTGTGGCCGTTCCCTGCAAGGACGTGCTCTAGCGCTGCGTCAGACATAAACGTCAGGGAGTCTATCACGATAATATCCTCGAGGGTGGTGTATTTCTGGCTCCATTCGGTGAGAAGTGCCAGGCCTTTGGAAAACCCCTTGGGAGTGCCTTGGATGAGGACTGTCCCATTGACCGCCTTCTTTTTCTCCGTCAGGGTTTCATACTCAATATTCTTGAGCTTGTCCGGGTCAACCGAGGTGGACAGGATGTCCAGCCCGTTGTCGTAGTCGAGGATGTGAAGTCTATACCCTGCGTTGGCAAGACTTGCCAGGGCACCGGTCTTTCCCGTACCTGTGTCGCCCATTAAAAGGAGCTTAATCGGTTTCTCTGTTTTGTAGGTTTCTAATGTAGGCATTTGCGCTCTCCTAAATTTATAACATCACTGTCTTTAAAATCAAAATTGTCTAGGGCTTGGATAGCCTCCTCGGGAAGACCCTTACAGACTTCCTCCCGAAAACCTGGAACTGAACGGAATAGATACAGGGCTGTTGCATACTCCGGGAGGGAGCCCTCACCATTGCACTTTACGGAGGTTACCACCGCTGGGTTGTTTGGAAGTTTCTCGAACTTGAAAGTTATTTCTACAGCCATCTTACTATCTCCCTACCTAGGATGAACATTATGAAAAAGGCTAACCAAAAAATCCAATCTCGGGTCATCACTCTCCTCCTCTAATTTGTGTGGGGTCCCAGACTCTCTTCGTGAAGTCCTCTTTGAGAATCTGTGCTCGAAGTCCTCGAGGTGCCGTGCACACAGACTTGAACGGACACCCAGAGTATTTGTTACAACTCTTATCGTTCTGAGGCCACTGGCCCTTGGTGGCAAAGAACTCCGCCAGGGTAAGCCATAGGCGCTGTTCCTCTAGCCACTCGTTGCAATACTCTTTGGAGCGTAGGGTCATCTGCCTTGCGAACTCCCCGGTCTTCACATTGATGGCATCAACTATGACTCCGTTGAGGGGTGTTGAATAACAAACCTCCCCGGCGATGGTGTAGAGGGTCATCTGCGTGTCCGGGTTGTACTGGGAAAAGTAATGGTCTGTTAGAGCCATCCCAGTTGTCTTGTGGTCGAGCACGAAAACTCCCAGGCCGTGCTTGGATTCCACGAGGCGGTCTATATGACCTGCAAAGGAGAACATCTCACCGGAACAAGATTTCAGGTTGGACTCAAACTGGAAGTGGAGTTCCACACCCAGGGTGCCGTCCCCGAATTTCTTGGTAGCCTGTGGGTCATTCTGGTAGTTGTCCAGATAGGCCAGGGTCAAGGCCACGAGGGACTTGGAATTTCTCAGCGGGTCTTCGTAGGAATCAATGTTCTGGCGAAGTGGGTGTTTCATAAGCTGTTCCACGGTGGCCAGTACATTGGACTCGAAATCCAGCCCCTTGTCCTGCCGGCGGTAGAAGCTCTCAAGCCCCTCGTGCAGGGCAATCCCGAAGTCCAGCGCAAGGGCGGTTTTCTTTGTGGTGTAGCCTCGGATGACCTGGTAGTAGTATTTCCTCGGGCACTCCTTGAAAGTTCCCAGGGAGGTGGCATCCCAAACCAGCTGGAGATAGGGGTTGCTCTGGGAGAAGGCCTTATTCACAGGGATAGAATCTTCTTCTATGTTTATGTCGGTCATTCTGCTTTCTCCTTTCTCAGAGTTTTAAATCTGCCAAGAGGGCCTGCATCTCTGCTTTCTCGAGGACTTTCTTTCCACCCCGGGAGGTGCCAGGGGCCTTCTTCTCTTTCTTGAGCCAGGTTCCTCTATTCGCCCGGAGCCGCTCAACAATCTTCGCCAAGTCTTCCTGGGTCAAAAACTGCGGGTCTTTATTAAACAGCCGGTCAACGGATTCTTTATCCGCCTCGGCTATGGGATTTTCTTCCTGGTTTACATTATCTACCATCCTGGTCTCCTTTTTCAATAGATAGGTTTCTCTGCACTCTTTCCTCTAAGTTTTTCTGTTCTATCATTTTTCCGACCCAGCGCTCTATCATCCCCCGAATGACTACTGCCGGCTCAGCCTTGCTAAGCTTATTCATCATAACGTGAGTTTCAGGGCGGAGTCTAATCGTAAGTTTCTTCCACTCTTGAGCCATCCTGGGCCTCCGTTTCTTTGAAAATTAAAAATTCCCCTGGGGTAGTCGTAGTGAGGAGGGAAAGACACTCAAACTGTGGATTTCCTTTCCGAACCTGATAGAAAAGTTTTTTGAATTTCTGTTCATTCCCTACCCAAATACGGATACCCCAGGGATGTTGTAGGGCAGTGGCAAGGCAAGATTCAACAAGAAGAATCTGGGACTTGATTCCACTGCCCGACATTTATTAGGCCTCCAAATCCAAGCTTGCTGCACGGATTTCAATAACCTGAATAGCACGATTGTAGAGAGCATCGTAGTTGTTCTGGATGATACTGTCAACCATTTCGCCATACTGTTCTTTCGTGAGCTTAGCCTTGGACATACCTTTCGAGGCCAGTTTCTTACCCAGGGCATCTTCTGCAATACGGCGGATTTCTTTCTGAACCGGGTCAGAGGTGGAGATACTTCTAATCCCGAACTCGTAACCAGCAACATATTTGTCAATGATTTCCTGGTTTACTTCTTCTCCCTTTTTAATTTTCGGAGCAATGTTGTTGCGGACGTTTTCAGACAGAACCTGATTCATAACAGCGGCTTCGTTGTCTGTCAAGATGTGGCCTGCGGCGAACGGCTGAGGACAAGTGAACGCTTTGTCTGCAATCGTGAAATTCTTTCTCGGTGTTTCGGCTGTAAAGTTTACCATAGTTTTATCCTTTCAGTGGTAATGAGTTGATGAGGTGGGAGGGAGGCCCTGCAAAGAGATTCTCTGGAATGGGGGTCTTTGCTTGGACTTCCCGCCCGATTACAAAATCAATATAATGTTAAAAACCCGGCTTGTCAATATAAATGTGCTGTTCTGGCACAAATATTTTTGACGGCGCGGGAGATGGCTCAGGCCCCACCCCACAAATTCCAAGGCCAAGGACAGATATTAACTCTGTCCTTGGGACTCTAAGTTGCCGGGCGGGTTGGAAACTGAGCCGTCTCACTTCCATTGGAAAGCCCCTACTTAGAGCTCTTCCACAATAAAGGCTTGGTCGGATGCCCCACAAGGAAGAACATACAACCAGCTCCCCGGGCACTGCGAGGGAAAACCTCCCCTCTCCAAGAGGGTCTTGGCCTCACCCTGAGTGGACAGAAGTCCGGACTTGATGACAATAGCCAGGTCATCGTAGGGCGTGGAGTTGTAGCTCGGGTCGGTTGGGGCATAGACCTTGTTGTTCTTTTTCCTGTCCTCGGTTTTGACAGCATTCATTCTGTTCCTCATAGAGATTGCCTCCTCCTGAGTGAGGAAGAAAATCCTCACCCCGTTGGGACTGGCCAGGGCACGCTCCAGGAGGTCTCTGGGTGCTACCCGATTAGTTTTATTTTCCATCTAGTATCCTCCATTTTGAATGGTAGAATCGTCTGGAACTTTTCTACCCTTCTCATATTCCTCAATCAGGTCTTTCAACTTGGACTCCTTCTCTGAGTCTACTCCCGAGGGAGGTTCCTTCAGAAAGTCTGCCATACAGGCGAAATACCCTATTCCATCCACTACAGAGTCCTCGTGGGTCGGGGTCTTTTTCAGGCGGGCCAGTTTGAGTAGTATCATACACCCTGCCACCTGGAGGGGACTAATTTCCACCCCGAGGAAAACCGACCAGAACCTTGCAATGGTGGTGAAAGATTCTTCCGGCCCTCCATAGCGTGTGTTCCTGTCTTGGTTGACAATTCTCTCTGCCTTTTCAATTAAGATGGTTCTATCCATAGCACTCATAAGTTTCTCTCCTTTCATTTACATTGCATCTTGACCATCGCCCATTGCAGACGGTCTTCTCTTTCCTCAGGGGTCTCGTCGTGGAGGTTCTGACTGAGAGCCTCCCAGTCATTCCACACTCCCCGGAGCTGGTCTTTGCCAGGCTTGAGCCAACGGAACCTCCCTGGCCAGCACACTCCAAAGCGAAAGTTCTCCCAGTCCTCTGGGTCGGATTCCTCCTGGAGGTTATAGCTCATATCGGATACGATTTGGAATATGCTGGGTTTCCACTGAGAACTTCTGGTAAGGTTGTGCTTGAGCTCCGTGGCCCGGCGAGTATCTGGGCATTGGAACAGCATTCGGGTTTCATAGTGCTTCCTTTCCCAGATAGTTGTGAGGCGGTGGGGTTCCCAGGGGCTTGCCCCAACGAGAATCCAAAAGCCATCGGTCTCTGCTACAATCTTCGCGAGGACATCCTTGGAGCACACCCACCAGGAATTGAGCCTTGGCACAGGACTTGTGAGTGGGGGTTCCTGGTTGAGATACTTAAAGATTCTATATTGATAATCCCTGTTCCCCTCCTTCCAGTAAAAGTTCCAATCCTGAAAGGTTTTGGCGTTTGGGTCTATCTCATACTTCGTATAGCGCTTGACTTCAATTTTCTCTGTCATCTTGCTCTTCCTCTCTATCCCAGTCCGGACGCTCACAGAGATACACGGGATGCCGTGGTCTGTCCTTCGCCCCGGTAGGGAAATACTTATAAGTTATCACCTTGCCCAGGAGGGTCTGACTCCTGAGCTCCTGAATCTTGTCATCCTCGGTCAGGCCATCAAAAGTGCCGATGTGGAAGACCTGCCCCTGGTAGGGGCCGTTGAGTCCCTGGACTTTTATCCTTCCAAGGATGTTGGTTTCCAAGAGTCCCTCCTTTGCAGAGCTTCTCTCGGCATACCCCAGTGGGCTGGTTTCCTGCGGGTTCTCATTATGCATTCGAGGGAGGAGTTCCAGCACCCTGGCCTCCGCCGTGTGAAAGCGTTTGAGCTTGAGCATTATCTGGTCGCGAAGAGTTCCCCTGCCGTGTTTGTAAAGGGCACTTGGCTTGCGCACCACTACCCCCTCGAACCCACCGGCAAGACAGGCGTTTTCAAAATCCAAGAGCTGGGTTTTGTTTTCCAGCCAAACTTGGGTTACATACTCCAGGCCAGGGACTTTTTCCAGATGGGAGTAAAGTTCCCACCGGTTTAAGAAGGGTAGCCCATCGTTGAGGAGGTCATAGACTAGGAACCCTACCGGGCCTGTGTAATCTAGCCTCCGGAGCTTTCCTCCCCCGGTGTTGAAACTCTCCCCAGGAACTATCAGCTCCCCGTCGAGGTCAGGCAGGTTGGCCTCCCGCATCTTTCTGCCCAGTGCCTGCACTGCTGGACAGGGATGGAGCTTCCCACTCCTCGCGTAGATTTTCCCTTTCCAGAAGAGCCCACGGTAGCCATCTATCTTGGGACTTCCGAGCAGGGGAAACTGTAACCCATCCAGGTCTTTGTCTTCCAGCGCCGTGGCTAGCATCGGGCGAGGGACTCCCACATCTGGGAGGGTTTCCTCCCTCAGCCTATCTAGCATCTCATCTATCTTTCCTATCATTCTATCTCCTTAAAAAGTTCCAGGTTATTCAACAACGTGTTCTGGGTTTGGCCAAGCAGTATCTTGCTTGCGTGCCGATACTGGGCAAGTTTATTCAGCAGACTCTCCACCGAGCCCAGGTCTTTATACCCCTGGAGGGGAAGAAGTTCTCCCTCGATGGTTGTCCAAAAAAGCTGGTCTGCCTGTGCGAGGTAAAGTGTGCCTTGTCTATCCTGCACGACGTGCATTTTAGACTGGACAAACTTAACCCCAGGATTTGTATGGCTCATATCAGTTCTCCTTTCATCTTTCAATTTTATTTTAGCTGGGAAAGCCTGTCTTGTCAAGCGGATTCCCCGGAGTAATCCCAACCGAAAGCACCAGGGTCGACCCAATTTGGAACCTTGGCTCTTTGCCCGGAGGGTGCCCGCCAATCCTCACGTTCCTTTTTCCAAGCACTTTCCGCAATCCAAGTAAACTGCTTTTGTGCCCGGGTAACAGCAACGTAGTGGAGGTTTCTCTCCTCTTTTCTTTGCCAGGGCTGATTGGCCTTATCCGTCCACTGGAGGCCATACACCCTGGGCCATTCCTTGCCTTTGGCCTTGTGGATGGTGGAGAGAACCCAGGCCCCCGGAGCTGGGGTGTCGGTGAAACTCTCCGAGATGAGCTTTTCTGCGGCCTGACGACTCCGACCCTCGGATAGGAACAGTGCCAGACACTCGGCATAGTCCTTGAGCTCTCCACTTTTATGGGGGTAGCTCTCAAGCATCCTGTCCAGCCACTGAGAGAGGGATTTGAGGAGGGAGGTGAGGTTACTTCCCTTGAGCTGGGAAAGAATCTCTTCCAGGGTTTTCACAAACGACTTCCCCTGGATAAATCCCTGCACCCCGGAGTGGCGGAGTTGGAGTGCCAGGGAGACTAACTCCGAGTTCCTCCTGCCGAGTATCACCGCTGGGTTTTCCTTTTTAAAGTCCGGGAGCCACGTGAGGGTTTGGACTGGTCCTTCACTGGGATTGTCCGTCCGAATGTCTGGCACCCATTTGTTGGCCTCCTGGATTATTTCCTTCGAGCACCGCCAGCAGTTCGTAAGCGGGAGTTCTGGCAAGCCGAGGGACTGGATGATATCCTCCTGCGCACCACGCCAGGAATAGATACATTGAAACGGGTCGCCCACAAACCACTTCTTGCTGGGACTTTTGGCGAGGAGGGCTAGGTTCAAGGGACTTAGGTCTTGGGCCTCGTCCACAATGAGCCGCTCGGCTGACCAGACAGGAAGCCTGAGGAGTACCGGGAGGTAGACCATATCATCAAAGTCTATCTGGCCCTCCTCTATTGCCTGGCGTGTGGACTCCTTGAGGACTTCCGCCGCAATCTCCTCCTTTGCATTGAAGAGCTCGAAGTGTGCCTTGAGGTCTGCCCAAGCATCCCAACTCGCAGGGACAAGTGGCCTGAGCTTCCACGGGCCGAGTTGTCCCTCGTAACCCAGGCCCCAGTTCTTTGCACAGCTCACCAGGCGGAATGTGTCTGAGAAAACCTCCCTCTTCCGGAGTTTACTCCCGTGGGACTTGAGGATTTCAAACACCTTGCCCATCTCGAGGTCGAGTCCTGGCAGGGCTTCTCGGAGGGACTTGAAACCTAGCCCGTGGAGGGTCATCACCTGGACATCAATTCCCAGGGCTTTTTGGAGGTCTTGCTGGTTGGCCTTGTTGAAGGCCACTGCACAAACCGCCTGGGGGTTGTCCCGATCCTGGGCTTTGAGCATCTTACGGAGGGATTGCACAGCCCATTTGATTGTAGTGGTTTTGCCTGTGCCAGCCCGGGCGGAGAGGAAACAGGGCTTTCCATCCAGGAGGGTTTGAATAAAGGCCTGTTGCTCAGGGGTTACCTGGGGAGGGAAAGCAGGGTTTTGATTATCTTCTTGGGGGTTCATTATTTGGTCTCCTGATAAAAGGGATTTTCATAGGCTACATTCTTTTCCAGCGTGGAAAGAAACTTTTCAAGAAGAGCTGAGCTTTCCGAGAAATCTAGCCACCGAACAAAAGGCACTGACCAGCATTGCCCACTGAAACCTGAGAAGATAGGCTCCGTGAGAAGAGCAACGGTAGGTTTGTGGTCATAAGGTAAGTCCTTGCAAAGCAGGGGTACACTGAGTATGGTGCCTTTAAAAGTAGTGGGTTGTTCTAGCAAGTGGCCAAAGTTTTCCTTGACCATCTTTCTGAACATTGCCTTTTGAGATGCATTGAGTTTTCTCACCGGAACGAGGAACTCCCAGTCTTTTTTCTCCAGCATCTCCTTGGAGTCCGGCACCCACCACTGGAGATGGAGGGGTTCACGTCTTCTGGGGTTGTTTGTTAAGTTGTCTATCATTTTCATTTCCTTTCAGGGTTAGGGTTGGGTTGTTGACTTGAGCTTGGGGACTCTTGACTTGGGCCTGGGGCCTCGGCGGGTGGCTGTTAGGAACCTTCCTCCTCCTGCTAAATTTTATTTTCAGTGGCCAGTCGTCTTCCAGAAAGTAGAAATGCACGAGCCCGGGCTCCTTCCTTCTTCCGGAGAGCAGGGAGATTTTATCTTCCAGCTTTTCTAGCTCATTCCTCAGCCTCTTGATTTCATTTTCCACAAGTTTTCGCGCCAGGTAGGCCCTGTTTTTGTTCCCCTTTTTGAGGGGTTCCACCAAGGTGTTGAGAAAGCTCCCACTGGAGATTATCCATTCCCTGTCTGGGCCGTGACCCTTGAGACCTTGGAAACAGATATTCCCTATCCGGATATCCTCCCCACCGGACTTGGTTTTCCTGGTGAGGTAGATATCCTGCAGGATACACTTGCCATCTAGGGTTTTCTCCTTTCCCAGATATATCCTCGGCCGGAGGGTAGGTTCTTTGGGTCTGGTCATCTGGACCTCCTCAGGGATTTGATTTGGAGAATCTGCTCCTTGGAAAGCTCCTCCCTCACGTGGGTTTCCAACATCCCCTGCGCGTGGAGATTCCTCACCTGGGCTATGCGGAGATAGGCTAGGTCGAGCTTGGTAAGGTTTTTCTGCCCGGGAACCTTGTAGCCCAACTTCCTGTATTCCTCCTGGGTCTCTCCTGGCGCGAGTCCTCGAGTGGTCTGCCGTGCACCCTCGAGGAGGGTAATCACTGCGGGAGTGTGGTTGGTAGCTGGGGAGATTACACAATATCTGTGGTTGGGGTTCTCTAGCCAGGTGGTTAACCTATGCAGGGTTCGATTGTATTCTGCGTCTGTCATATCTTGGGTTCCTTTCTTTTAAAAAATACTAAACTTTCTACTCTTGACCTGGGACTTGGGACTTGGGACTTGGGGCTAGAAAATCCAAATCACCTCTTCCCAGTCCGGATTGAGGAGCATTTCCACCATCTCCCTCTGCAACCTCCGATAGATTTGAGCGTCTATCTTCCCCTGAGTCATCTCACCCAGCTTTATCTTGTGGCCATCGGAATACTCCCCGACGATGAAGATGAGCACCGACTCTGGGAGGGAGAGGAGTGTCTTGGAGGGGGAGGTTCCTTCCTCCTGGAGTTCCTCTTCCCAGTTCGCCACGAGGATATTATAGGCACTTTGGGTGTCCCCTTGGAGGAAGCCTTCCGGGGAGATATGCTCAACCTCGAGCACAGGGACAGGGGTGTCCTCCTGGGGTTGAACCCTCAGAAAGAATTGCTCCACATAGCGGTAACTGGCCTTCCAACTGGGGTCGTAGTCTAGGGACTGGGAAGGGGAGGTGAGCCCTACGCGGAAAAAGGTGAGGGTCTCGAGGATTGGACTTCCTGCTGTGGACTTGGGACTTGTGCCTTGAGGACTTTTGTGAAGATGCTTGAGAAGGAGGTTCTCCCCTTGGAAATAAAGTTTCTTATCTACTTGGTTTGTCATCTGGATTCCTTTCAGTTTCTTTTAGGATGTTACTTTCTACTTGGGACTTGGGAGTTTGGACTCTTGCCTGGGGCTGGCTACTTGAGTCTGGTCTGGGAAATTTCCGCCAGGAGCTGGTCTATTGACTGGACGGGGGTGGGGGTGGGACTCTGGACTTGGAGGGGTTTCCCGGGGAAATGGGACGGCTCAGCCCTGTTCCCTTGAACCCCAAGCCCTACCTTTGACTCTTGATTTGAGGCTTGTGCCTGGGGACTGGGGACTTGGACTTGGGAAAGCTCCTGGCCTATCTCCTCCACCAGTCCTCTCCTGAGTTCCACAATCTGCTGGGCTTTCTTCCGGAGCACCTCATCTTTGGCCTGAGGGTATTTCCTTTTGAACCTCTTATATTCCTCCCTGAAGATGTCCATCTCTCTGAGCTTTTCTTTGGGCTGAGGACTTTCGGCTGTGTCTTTCCAAACCTGCACGGACTCCTTCCTCTTCTTGAAAAGTTCCCGTGCTCGAGCCTGGCGTTGGAGCTCGTCCTCTCGTGCCCATTCGGAGGAGAACCTTGTTGGCCGGTAGGGACTTGGCATTGGCTTTTCTGCGGCGAGATTCTGCAGCCAGGAATACAAGTCCTCCGGGCTCTGGAATGCGGGCTCAAAGCCCTCTACTTGAAGGGCTCCGGATTCTAGCACAGTGATGTTCAGCGTGAATGTTGTTTGGATATAGGTTTTCATTTTAAGTTCCTCTCAATGTGGATTGTAAATATTCTATTTAAGACTCCTGTCTTGGGACTCTTGCCTGGTGACTGGGGCTAGGGCCCGACGTTTATGAACCCTGACTCAAACGCCCCGTAGCTCAGCCGGGTTGCCCGTTGGCAGCCCTCTTTCCTGAGCACCACCTCCCGAGGCTTCACCTCGTCCAGGCGATACAACAGCCCGTTTCTCTTAGACTTGAACCTCGGGCGCCGACTGGGGAGCCAGGTGTTGACTTTCTCCCACTGGGTAGGCCAGGTTCTTTTCTTGACATTGATTAGACTATCTGACATAATTCATCTCCCTCTGTTGATAGCATTTCTTTAAATTTCTCCCCTCCAGGATTTTTTTTTTATTTAACTTGGTGGTGTTATTCTCCTTTCATCTCACAACTACAGCATTGTTTCATAAACTCTCTCCCCCAGTTTTGTGAGCTATGCTCAATAAGCAAAACAATCAAATAGCATAGAATAAAATATGCTATGAGTTTAAATATAGCTTTTAAATCTGGTGTGTTATCACTCATCTATCTAATTCCTGTCTGAGATTTTGCTGTGGCTTTTGTCCTGGGGACTTTTGACTTATAGCTCCTTGCCGTCCTCCCTTATCCAGGTGTCTGTCCAGTCAACCTCTCCGTGCCAGTCCTGACCTGCCCTCACCAGGGAGACCACCATACTTGGTCTTATCCTGGTGCTCCAACCAGCAGCCTTGCTCCCTTGGGCGGCAAACCAGACATCTATTTGGAGTATCCACTTCTGGTTTGATTTTCCGAGGCCTAAATCCTCCTCCGTCCAGCTACCGTGCCAATCACTGGCGAGGGGCATCTTTCTTCTTTCCTCAGGCCAGACCCTTCCTTGGAGCTCCTCAAACATTCTCTGGAGCCTCCTTTCCAGGTAGTGCGGCCAGGCCCTCTGGTGCTTGAAGAGGAGTGTTCTGCCGTGGGAGGGGTCGAGGAGCTCTGTCCTGTGGGGGAAGTGGGTTTTCTTCTGTTTGTTTCTGTCCAGCGTGCTGGTTGTTTTGCTTACTGTCATTGTGTCTGTTCCTTTCAGTGTTAATTGTGAATTTCTACTTGATGGTGGGTTGGTTGTCCTGGGCTTTGGACTTTTGCCTCTGCCTTGGGGCTGTTGACTAGCAACTTGGCTATTTGGTGGTTCTGGCGCCATCTGCGGCAGGGAGCTTTGTTGCCCCATTCCACCTGGCAACTTTGGGCTTTGGCCTCTTGATTCCGGGGGAGGTGCTCCTCGCTGAATCCACTCCCCCAGACTATCACCGCCCAGGCTCCGTAGGCTATTCCCAGCGCTGTTGCGAGGAGGGTACCTAGGGTTGGAATTTTATTACTGGTGTTCTGAGTCATTCTGCGCCTCCTCCACCTCTAGAAAAAAGACCCTGCCCGCACCTTGTTCTTGCAACAGAACCTTTGTCCAGATAGCCTGGCCGACCTGCGTGTAGATTAGAAAGAACTTCCTCCCGGAAATGAACACCTCGTCTTGCTCGGTTGTTCCTCTTGCTCCTTGCGGGAGGGAGGTTATGAAGTGGAGTCCTTTCTCCTTTTGGCGAGATGCCCAGTAGGAAAGTATATTTTTTATCTGGTGTTCTACCTTGTCTTGTTTGCTCATCGTGTCTGCTCCTTTCATCTTTCAAGTTCTGCCTTTAATATATTACCAAAATGCCCCCTTGTCAACGAGGTTCTGCCCGCCTGGGTGTTCTTCCGGGAGAGGGTGATTGGGGGTGGGACTAATGGCTCGGGTCAGCGCTTACTCCCCAGAACTGCCCAAAACAACTATTACTCCCGATTACTGGAAAGAACAGAAAACCCCCGTTTGTGGTGGGTATACCTTCTAGAACGTATGTAAAAAAAAAAAAAAAAAAAAAAAAAAAAAAAAAAAAAAAAAAATTTTGGGGGGGGGGGT